ACGACCTGTCCGCCACCCTGGCAACAATCTCCGGTCTGCGCGTCGTCACTGATCCGAGCAAGATCAACCCACCCTGCGTCTTCTTGGACGCCCCCAGTTGGACATCCTTCAACGGTGGCAACATCGTAAAGATGGACTTCTCCGTGCGCGTCTTCTCCCTGGGCCCGTCCAACCTCGACGCCCTCCGTAACATTCTGGCGATCTGCGCCCAACTGTTCCAGAAGAACATCGCAGTCACAGACGGCCGGCCCGTATCGGTCGTCATCGGCGGCCAAGAATTCCCCGCCTACGACCTCACAATCCCCCTACAAGCACAGGTGGCATGACATGGCATATTGCATCATCTCCGCGCGTCTGGGCGAACCTGGCGCAATCTGGACACCTGTGGAGGGCGTCAACGTGGAAGCGTTGATCGCCGGAGGATTCATCGAGGACACGCACACCGCCCCCGGCAAATCTGCTAAAAATAAGAACAAGGCTCCCGACGCCGCCAACACGGACCAGGAGTAACTCATGCCCACGTCGACATACCTCAGCAACCCAGTCGTCACCGTCAACGCTGTCGACCTGTCCGACCAGTGCAGCGGCGCCAACCTCAACCAGACGTTCGCCCAGTTGTCCAACACCGCTTTCGGTGACACCGCCATGAAGTACACGGCCGGTCTGCAGGAGAACAGCATCACCCTCGACCTGTACTGGTCGACCGCCGCCACCGAAACGTACGCCACCCTCAAGTCGCTGGTGGGCACCAGCACCAACGTGACCATCAAGGGATCGTCGGCTACACCGTCGGCCACCAACCCGCTGGGCACCCTCACCGGAGGTTTCCTGGCGGAACTGCCGGTCGTCTACACGGTGGGCGAACTGGCCACCTGCTCGGTCACCTTCAACGGTGGCACCTTCGCCTGGACCGAGGCGTAATTCATCCCTAACCCGAAAGGCCCGACATGAAACTGCATCTCAAAGTGGACATCGGTGATGGCCCGTTTGTGGTCACCACCAACCTGCAAACCATCATCGCCTGGGAGCGTAAGTACCGACGCAAAGCCGGTGACCTCGCATCCGGGATTGGCATGGAAGACCTTGCTTTCATGGCATGGGAAACGTGCAAACAGAAGAAGATCGTGGTGCCCGTTGAATTCGACTCGTTTGTGGCGCGTCTCGTCGAGTTGGAGGTGGTGTCGGAAGAGGCGTCCGGCCCTTTCCCGCAGGCACCTACCGACGCTCATTAGCAGAACTGCTAATCAGCACAGGCTGGTGGCCACCTGATGTACCCTTTGATACGGACGACCTTGCGACGGTCGCCGCAATCTTCAAGGAGCGAAACAGGTGACAGTCGAGGCCACACTGGAGGTGAAGGGCGTCAAGGAGGCTTTGGCGACCCTCAACCAGTTGGACAAAGCCACCCGACGCCAGATCACCCGTGACTTCGCCACCATCGCGGCCCCGATGGTCCAGGAAGCCAAACGCCTGCTACCTGGTGACGCACCCATGTCCGGCTGGAATCGCGGCTACAGCGTCGGCGGTTTCGCCAAGAAGCAGGCGCGCATGGCCCGTGGCGTCGTCTCGTTCGCCGACGAAGACTCGACGTCGCTGCTCCCGTGGAATGCCAGTGCCGAGCGACGATCCATCAAGGCATTCACGTCCGGTTCCAAGAAGAAGGCGGCCGTCTTTGGCATGAAGTGGAACGACCGTACCGCCACCCTGTTTGACATGTCGGGCAAGTCGATGACACCCCAGGGCGCCCAGATGATCAACGTGCTGTCGTCTCGTTTCGGTAGCCCGTCGCGCATCATGTGGAAGGCCTACCAAATGTCCGCCGACGACGTGCAGAAACAACTGCGTGAACTGGTGGAAAAGATCATGAACGAGTCGTCCTATGCCCTGCAATACAAGCACGGTAAGACGGTCGTAGCGAAGGTAGTGAAGGTGATCTGATGGCCGTAACAATCCCGCTCGTAACCGAATTCCAAAACCGTGGAATCAAGGCCGCCGAAGCCGCCTTCGTCAACTTCCGTAAGGAAGTCGGCAACGCCCAAGGCACCATGGGCAAATTCAAGGCCGGATCAAAAGCCGTATTTGACGGCATCCAAGCCAACGCCGCCACCTTCGCCACAGCGGCGGCCGGCGCCTTCGTCACCTTCGCCGCCCAGGGCGTCACCGCTTTCCAAGACTTGGCGTTGGGTGCCGACAAATTTGCCGGAGCCACCGGACTGGCCGTCGAGGAAGCGTCACGCCTCATGGAGGTAGCCGGTGACCTTGGCATTGAAGCCGGGACCATCGAAACCAACATCGGCAAAATGAACCAGAACCTCGGCAAGTCGCCAGACCTGTTCGAGGAACTGGGCGTCCAGGTGGAGTACGCCAAGGATGGCACCGTTGACGCCAACGAAACTTTCCTAAACGTTATTGACCGGCTGAACAAGATCAAAGATCCGGCCGAAAAAGCCCGTGTCGCTACCCAACTGTTGGGTAAGGGCTGGCGCGACATGTCCAACCTGATCCAACTGGGATCCGACGACCTCCGCAAGTCGCTGTCACAAGTGTCGGACGCCAAGACGATCAGCCCGGCAGAAGCGGAACGAGCCAAGAAATTCCGCGACAACATGGACAACCTCAAAGACACCATTGAGGATCTGTCGCTGCAACTGGGCGAAGTACTGGTGCCCGCCATCTCCGACGCTGTCGAACAGTTCAACAAACTGCAGGTCGGCCAGATCGGTGGCGGCTTCCTGCAATCGTTCTTCGGCTCCCCCATAGACAAGTTTCGCGGCCAGATGAACATGGTGTCCGGCCTGTTCAAGGTCTTCGGCATCAACATGGAAGACGCCAAACAAGATGAACCGTTGATCACCGACGAAGAGATCAACAACATGCAGATGGCGGCCACAGACCTTGAAAGTGCCAACCAGCAGACCCTGAACCAGATCAAGTACGGCAGACTCAACCCGTTCAAGGGCACCGCAGACAGCGCCGCTGGTCTGCGAACAGAACTGCAGAACGTCGACAAAGCATGGCAAAACCTTGTCGACCAACTGAACGACACCGTGCAACTCGACACCGCCCAACAAGCGTTGGACGACCTCGAGGAAGCCGCCCGGCAAGCCTTCGGCACCGGCACCCAAGAAGACCTGCGGATCTACAACGAAAAGGCCGCCGAATTCGCCGGTCTGTTGGCGAGCATCGCGGGAAGCATGGGCGACGTGTCATCCCGCGAAATCAAGATGAGGTTCACAGCCGAAGGTCCGGCCGCCGCCTTGGCGTTGGCCCAATGGTTGGCCCGTGGCGCAGAATACGGCAACCTGACTGCTTCGCAGGCCATCGGTGAAGCCGGTCTGTCGTTCTCCATTCCCGGCCGTGCCCTGGGTGGCACCGTGTCGGCCGGAGGGACCTACCTGGTGGGCGAGCGTGGCCCGGAACTGTTGACGGTCGGTGCTGGTGGCGGACATGTCACCCCGATGGGCCAGATGGGTGGCGGAAACACCATCAACGTGACCGTCACCTCAGCCGACCCGAACGAGGTGGTGCGCGCACTCCAGAACTACAACCGTCAGTCCGGCCCAGTGCCTGTCAACACAAGGCCTGTCTAATGCCCAAACTGTCATGGACTGTCGGCCTCAAACCGTTCATCGGGCCTGTTGTCGACTACACCTCCAGCGTGTTGTCAATCAACTACATGAAAGGTCGACGCTCGTTCCTTGATCAGTACACCGGCAACACCATCGCTGTCACGTTCAAGAACCAAACCAACGTGGCCGCCAACTTCACGTTCGGATCGGTGCTGGACGTCAACAACGATCAACAGTTTCAAGTGGTAGGCGTCTCGTTTGACGACTATCCGGGCAACACCGGCCTGTCCACCTGCACCGTTTACGCCTCCGACTATCTGCAGGCTTCCGGCCGCAACAATGCGGTGGCTGTCAGCCTGGGCGCCAACGACGCGCTAACCCAACTGGCGTCCCTGTGGTCAGGCCGCACAAGTTCCAATTTGGCCATCACTACGGGCGCATCAACCGCCAAGGCCTACACGTTTACCGGCACGATCCTGTCACGCCTCCAGCAAACACAAGTGTGCGAACAAGCCACCGTTTGGATGAACGACAACACGGTAGAAATGGCGCCCCGCAACCAGAACCGTGGGGCCGGTACCCAAATCACCTTTACCCGCGCCGCCTCCACCGGCACCAATATCTCGTATGCGGACATCAAGCGTCTACGGGCCGACCTCAACATGGCGAACGTCGTCGAGGTGAACAGCCCCACCGACGCCGACGTCATCGGAACAGACACCACCTCCACAACCCTGTACGGCACAGTATTTGACAGCGTGTCGTCCGTTGACTCCACCTTCAACGCCAATCTCGCTCAATGGCTGGCCGACGTCCGCTCCGACCCATCCACCCAAGTCTTTCAAGTTGAGATGGTTGACACTTCACAGACAGCCGACGCCCTGGTGCAGTTTGAATTGCTGTGGTCTGACTGCTCGTATCGACGAGTGCACAATCTGGTGTGGCGGGTACCGGGCGCCGGATCGGACACCACCACCACCGTGTTTCTTGAGGGCATCCAAATCAACGTGACACCCCAACAGACACGGGCCATCCTGTACTTCTCCCCGTTGGACTATTACAACTGTTTTCTACTTGACAACTCGATATTCGGTATTCTGGATACCAGCAGACTCGGATGGTGATCTAATGGCGACACAATACACGGCAGGGCTTTCGGCAGGGCAGATCCTGACGGCCGCAACCATGAACCAGATCGGCGCGGCGACCGAGAACTACACGCCGGTGTGGACGGCAACAACAACCAATCCGATTCTGAACAACGGATCGTTGTCGGGCAACTACTTCCGCATCCAGAACCTCATCATTGGGCAGATCTTCCTTGTCGTCGGATCCACCACCAACGTAGGTGTCGGCTTCTACCGGTTCACCGTCCCGTTCAACATTTCCGGACAGAACGTATTCACCGCCACCTGTTCCATCCTCGACAACTCGGCTGGCTTCCAGAACTTTGTCGGCACAGGTATCGCCACCGTCACCGGAAGCAACGTGATCGAATTCCGCACTCACAATGCCGGAACGTTCACTAATGCCGTTCCGATCCCGTTTGGCAACGGAGACCAGTTGCGCGTGTCGTTCATGTACGAAAGGACAGTCTGATGACCAGCGAAGAACGTGACTTCCTACTCCTCCTAATGGCCCCCAGTAGTGGCGATGACGTTGCCGCCTATCGGGCCGCTCTTGAGGCGTGGAACGAAGGCGACCCGGAACCGGACAAGCCGTGAAGTCAATGGCCGTCCTTGTGGCCCTGCTGGCCGCTGTCGCCATCTGGGTAGTAGCCGGATGTGACGACCAGACCCGCCACAACTGCCAAACCCAGCCGACCGCACCCCGGTGCGACACCAGCAACGGAGCCACCACCCCATGAAGCGCTACACCAACAGCGAAATCAAAGCCCGCCTCATCCTC